AGAAGACGGCCCTCCTATCTACAAAAATGTAAAAGAAGGAGAGGAAGGTGATAATACCATTCCACAAAATGAACTTTTGCGTTTTAGAACTCGTACTGGCCATCAAATTTTACTTCATAATTCAGAAGATCTAATTTATATTGCTAACTCAAGGGGAACTGCTTGGATTGAATTAAGTAGCGACGGAAAAATAGATATACATGCACAAGACAGTATAAGCATTATGACTGAAAATGATATTAATTTTACTGCAGAAAGAGACATTAATTTAGAAGCAGGAAGAAATGTTAATATAAAAGCTACAGCTAGACATAATGATGGTAGTAATACTGATAAAAACGGCAATGATAGTGGAAGAGTACAAATAGAATCGGCGTATAATTATAATCTGCACGTAGGTGCAGATAGTAAAATTACTGTTGCAAAAAATCACCATATGAAAGTTAAAAAAGAACAATTCGTAAATACAGAAGGTAATTTGCACATTAAAACCACAGGCGATAACAGATTAACCACTGACGCATCTACTCATATAATAAGTAAAAGGGAACACCGAGAAACAGCTACATATGTGCATATGAATGGTCCGGCAGCAGCACCTGCATCGCCTGCCAAAGAAGTTGACATTCTTTCTACAGTAACTTTACCACGGGTTAAACCAGGAGGCATAATTGAAGGGTATCAGTCTATTTTAACAAGAGCACCACAACATGAACCTTGGCCTCATCATGAAAACTTAGATCCGTTATCTTTTAAATTACAAGAAACAGATAGAGAAAGTCCAGGAGGATTACCTACGGCAAATAGAGTAGTAACTCCTGATACCTTCTTCAAAAACACAGGAGGTAGGAAGGCTAGTGCATATGTAGCCGGAAGCGGCGGCCAAATAGAAAGTGGATTTGGTTCCCGCGGCGCAATCAAGGACACTAACGGAAATGCTATAGGATTCGAAGCACCAGAAGGATATGCTGAAAATCCAGATTTTGAATTTAGCGAAGAGCTAGGTTCTCTAAGTGCAAAATATGAATCTAGAGGAGAGCCTGCTGCAATTGGTTACGACAGAACAGGCGGTTGGAGTTATGGTACATATCAAATAGCTTCAAATACTGGCGCAATGGGTAATTTTATTAGGTACTGTGAATCAAACTTCCCCAGCTTATATAGTGCTCTAACCGCTATAGGAGGTGAAAATTCCGCAAGAGCCGGAACAGATACATTTAAGGAAGGATGGCAAGCAATAATGGAAGACGAAGCTAATAAGTCTGCACAACATTCTTTTGCAACAGCGACTTATTTTGTTCCTGCTGCACAAAGAATAAAACGTGTTATAGGTATTGATCCTCGAGAACGTTCAAAAACATTACAAGATGTTGTATGGTCAACAGCAATACAACACGGCAATGCAGGATGTCAGCGTATCTTTGAAAGAGCTGTAAAAGCAATTGGAGCTGAAAATCCATCTGATAGGTCTATAATTAGAATGGTTTATAATGAAAGGGGAGCAGGCAACGGAATGAAATATTTTGGTAGAAGTTCTCCTGCTGTAAGAAGCTCAGTTGTTAACAGATTTAGAAATGAATTGTCGGATGCACTATTTTCTTTAAGATCTGAACAAGAAAGTATTGATAATGCTACATTACAACCTGGAGACAATACTGCAAGCGTGCCTCCAATTGGTCCATTTTAATAGGGTAAATACAATATGAGTCAATTAGAAAAAAATTTATACAAAAGAGTTTCAGTTGCACCTGCTGCTGAAAAATCGCTTGATACTAGAACATACAGAGGATTTTCTACAGTATCTAGTAACGCTAATAATTTTGGCCTTTATGATTATGACTTAATCAAACAAGATTTAATAAACCATTTTCATATTAGACAAACTGAAAAACTAAGCGACCTTACTTTCGGCACAATTATTTGGGACATTTTATTTGAACCTTTTACTAGAGAAGTGCAAGAAGCTGTTGTTGAAGACGTTACACGTATTGTCAACTATGATCCTAGAACAAAAATAGATAAAATTATTGTAGATACTTATGAACAAGGCATTCAAGTAGATGTTACTCTAACATTTATACCTTATAATATAAAAGATCAGTTGCGTTTTAAATTCGATAAAGAAAACGGCCTTTTAAGTTAAAATTATATACGCAGTTTTTCTATTCAGATAAATATCATTAGTAAACAAGGAAAGCAAATATGTCTGCAACTGATAGGCAGTCAAGGTTACTAGTAGCTGAGGACTGGAAGAAAATATATCAATCTTATCGTAATGCTGATTTCCAAAGTTATGACTTTGATAATCTTCGCCGCACGATGATCAATTATCTACGTCAAAATTATCCAGAAGATTTTAATGATTATATTGAGTCTAGCGAATATCTTGCACTGATTGATATGATTGCTTTCCTTGGACAAAACTTATCGTTCCGTGTAGACCTAAATGCTAGAGAAAACTTTCTCGAAACAGCAGAACGTAGAGAAAGCGTTTTACGTTTAGCTCGTATGCTTGCTTACAATCCGCGCCGCAATCAAGCAGCTAGTGGATTAATGAAAATTACAACAATTAAAACTACAGAAACTGTTACTGATAGCAACGGGCTAAATTTAGCAGGCATTACAGTAAAATGGAATGATCAAACAAACTCTAATTATTTTGAACAATTTGTTAAGATAATGAACTCGGCATTACCTGTTCAAAATTCAATTGGCAATCCGCTGAAAAACGCAACTATTGCAGGTGTATCTACGCAAAAGTATAAATTTAACGCCACTAATACAGGAAGTGCTATATTTCCTTTTACAAAAAGAATAGAAGGAGTAAACACTCGATTTGAAATTGTAAGTTCTGATATTATAGGCGAATCTATAGTGGAAGAAGCGCCATTACCTGGAAATAATCCTGCTATGTTGTTTAGAGATGATGGACAAGGCGCAGGCAGTGCTAACACGGGATTTTTTATGGCTTTCCGCCAGGGTAAATTAGATAGCGGAACTTTTAATATTTCTAATCCAACTCCTAATCAATCAGTGGCAATTGATGCAGAAAATATCAATAATTCTGATGTATGGCTTTACGGTTTAAATTCTGCAGGATTTGAAAATTTGGCATGGACAAAAATAGATTCGGTAGAAGGTAATAATGTAGTTTACAATAGTTTGTTTAACAACACTAGAAATGTTTTTGCAGCGACAACTAGAATTGGTGATAGAATTAATTTAGTGTTTAGTGACGGTGTATTTGGCAATTTACCGTCAGGTGATTTTAAAGTTTATTATAGAACAAGTTCAGGTGTAAAGGCTATAATTACACCTAGTGCAATGGGAACTATTCAAATAGAAATACCTTACCAGACTAGACTCGGTTCAAGAGCAATTTTAACTTTAGGTTTGCAACTTACTAATACTGTTAGCAATGGAACAGCATCTGAAAGCAACGAAGAAATCAAAGCTAATGCACCTGCTACATATTATACGCAGGATAGATTAGTTACTGGAGAAGATTATAATATAGGTCCTCTAGCAATAAGTCAAGAAATTATCAAGACAAAAAGCACAAATAGAATTAGCAGTGGTATAAGCCGTTACTACGATTTAAAAGATGTAAGTGGAAAATATTCTAATACTAGTCTTTTTGTTGACGACGGTATTTTGTACAAAGAAGAATACCAAGAAAAACAATCTTTTAAATTTACCTCTCAAACAGACATAGAAGGTGCAATTTATAACATTGTCGAACCTATAATACAATATTCAAATAGTAAAAATTTCTATATGTCAAAATACCCTGAAATAATTGTTAGTGATCTAAATGCATCTTGGAAGCCGGGTACTTCTGAAACAAATGCATACACTGGACAGTTTATAGATACAAGCCAAAATGTTTATACAATAGGTAGTTTCACAGCTAATAGCTTACGACTTGTTGAAGCAGGAACATTGTTAAAATTTGTACCACCTACTGGAAAACATTTTATGCAAGATGGTACATTAATGGACGATGATGGCACAGATCATTTAGGAAAAGTTACATACAAATGGGCAAAGGTAATGTCTATAGCAAATGATGGCACTTCGTCTATGGTATTGAACGACTTTATAGGCGAAGGTGCATTAGTTGAACAAGTCATACCAAAATTTTCTTTAACATTAATAGACGATGTAAAAACGCAATTAATCGATCAAGCATTTGAATTTAGGAATTTTGCATTAAGATATGACAATTATGATAGACAGTGGAAAATAATTCTAGCTGAAGATATTAATACAGTCAGTGATTTTGCAACTGGTAAAGCAGGAGACACGTCTGGCGATAACTTAGATGCAAGTTGGATGCTTTATTTCAAAACAGATGGCGAAAAGTACACTATAACTTATAGGCAAATTAGATATGTAATGGAAAGTGCTAATGAAATAAGATTTTTCTTTGATAGTGCAGATAAAATATTTGATCCTACTACAGGACAGACAGTGCGTGACAGAATCGATATTTTAAATATTAATAGAAAACCAGGAGAACTTGTTCCATTTACGAGAGACTTTACTTGGACTATTACAGATCAATATAAAGATGCAGAAGGATATTTAGATAGTAGGAAAATACAAGTAGAATTTATAGACTTAGATGATGACGGAGTTTTTGACGATCCAGATATTTTTGAGCAAATTGTAGGACAAAATAACTCTAATGTTACTACGCAAGAAAAAATTATTTTCCAAAAAAAATATACAACGACTGATGGCGTAGAAGACTACAAATTTTTTGATAATATGAACGAAGAAATACTAATTGTTCAAAACGAATCTGCAATAGCACCATACAGTTCTAGGACAGAAGGACAAATTTTTTATCTTCAAGATGAGCAAATTTTTAGAAAATTAAATAAATCTCTAAACAATACAACTATCAATACTGATTATAAAGCGTTCTCTGGTAGATCAAATTTAAAGTTTCATTATATGCATGTAGCTGATAGTAGTTTTAGGATTGATCCTTCTTCTAGTAATATAATTGATACTTATATGTTAACTAAAACATATGACACGCAAGTTAAACAGTATATTTCAGGAAGTAGGCCAGTTGAACCATTGCCTCCAAGTAATGACGAATTATTCCGATCATACGGAGCTGAGATTAACAAAATAAAAAGCATCAGCGATGATATAATCTATCATCCTGTAAAATATAAAATACTTTTTGGTAGTAAAGCGAAACCTAGTTTACAAGTTAAATTTAAAATTGTAAGGAATAACAATTTAGTTATTAACGAAAATGAATTAAAAGCAGAAATTATTGATGCAATTAATAAGTTTTTTGACATTGAAAACTGGGATTTTGGAGAAACTTTTTACTTCCAAGAATTGAGCGCATATGTAATGAATGAACTGTCTCCAAAACTTGTAAGTTTTTTAATTGTTCCCAGACAAACTACGCAAACATTTGGTAGTCTATTTGAAATAAAAAGTGAGGCAGATGAAATTTTTACAAGTGCTGCAACGGTAAATGACATTGAAAGTATAGATGAAATTACAGCTACACAAATACAAGCATCCGGAACAGTAATAAGTTCTGTGTCTGCAACAACAGCTGGAATAGTTTCAAGTTCGCTGTCATCTAGTGCAACTACTACTAATACATCTAGTAATACATCAAGTAGCGGATCAAGTAACGGCGGAGGATATAGTTACTAATGGCTTATAATGACGAACAAAATTCATCTGCACTTCCTGTACCTGGAAAAAATAATAAAATTACAGCAAGTGATTTTTTACCTACTTTTTTTAGAACAAAAGCAAACAAGAAATTCTTACAAAGTACTTTAGATCAACTTATACAACCGGGTGTAGCAGAAAAAATTAATGGGTATTATGGTAGAAAAACAGCAAAGGCCTATACACCAAAAGACAATTATATAGATGATGTGTCTGATGATAGACAAAACTATCAATTTGAACCAGCAGTAGTTATTAAGGACAACTATGAAAACGTAACATTTTATAAAGATTATAATGATTACATGGGGCAATTGAAAGTTTTTGGAGGCAATACAGAAAACCATAGTAGAACAAACTCTCAGGAAACTTATAGCTGGAATCCTAACATCGATTGGGATAAATTTGTTAATTTCCGTGAGTACTATTGGCTACCTACTGGACCAGTAAGTGTTCCAGTTAGAGGACAGAGTAGAGAGGTAGTTAGTACATATACAGTTACAACAGAGGACCAGGGTGATAATATTGCATATGTGTTTAATGATGGTTTGACAAGAAACCCATCTTTAAAATTGTATAGAGGTCAAAAATATAGATTCGAGATTGATACTCCAGGACATCCAATTGCATTTGCTATAACAAGAACTTTTACACCCGGAAGTGCTATTTTAACTGCTGGAAATGAAGGCATTAGAGGAGAAGGGTTATTTGATGCAGTTTTATACGGCAACGAATACGACCAAGGCGAATATATTGTTTTGCCTTCATCAGGTAGTGTTACATTTGAAGAAGATGACAATGTTTCTACATTATATCCTGACGGCATTAGAAAGCTAGGAGAAGATGGAGAAGAAGTCGCAGTAGCCTATATAGAAAAAGGTACAATTGAATTTACCATACCTGTAAACTCTCCAGATAGACTTTACTATATAAGCAAAAATGCAATTGACACTAGTGGATTAATCAAAATTTATGACATTGAAGAAAATGCTTTCTTAAATGTTACAGATGAAATTGTAGGAAAGAAAACATATCTAAGTGCAAACGGAGTAGAATTATCAAACGGAATGCTAATTAGATTCCAAGGAGATACAGAGCCTGCATACTATACTGAAAATAATTGGTACGTGGAAGGAGTTGGAGACAAAATAAAACTAATCAAAGATCAAGATCTAATTATTCCTTCTCTTTATACACAGGATGCTTTGGTGCCTTTTGATAGCGAAGACTTTGATACATTACCATATTCTAATGCAGCAAACTATGCTGCAACAAAAGATTATATTGTTGTTAATAGAGCAAGTAGAGATAGAAATGCATGGAGTAGATATAACTGTTGGCATCATAAAGATGTAATTTTAGCAAGTTTTAGGTACAACGATTTGCCTGAAGATTTAGACGAATCTCGCAGAGCATTACGTCCTATTATAGAGTTTGAAGCAGGATTAAAATTAAATAATTTTGGTGCCTTTGCTAAACAAGATGTTGATCTTATAGATACATTTACTACCGACGTTTTCAGCACTATTGAAGGACAAATTGGTTACAACATTGATGGAGTAAACTTAGCTGATAACATGCGTATTTTGTTTACTGCTGATTCTGATGTACTAGTAAGTGGTAAAATTTTCCAAGTCAAATTTGTTGATATTGGAAATAATAGACAAATATCTTTAATTGAAACAGAAGATTCTAATCCTATTGATTTAGAAACTGTGTTAGTTACTCAAGGAGTTAAAAATGCAGGAAAAAGTTATCATTATCACGGAACACAATGGGTAGTTGCTCAAGAAAAAACAAAGGTAAATCAAAGCCCGTTATTTGAAGTTTTTGACAATGCAGGT